AACACTTCCCCAAGACAAGAAAGTAGTATTAAGACATGATGATCACACTGATTGGACCTACACTGTAGAATTAACTAATGATTTAGTTGATGTAGATAAGTGGTGGGATAAAACGTTGACTGATGATGATTATGAATCAATGGAAGATAGAATTGAAGATGGTACTTATGAAGAAGATAGTGAATATGAAGATGTAGTAATGATATATTGTAAATTCTGGGATTAAATTAAAACGTATGTTAACTAAGCAATTAAGAGAAATGGAACGACAAGCACAAGTGATAGAACAACACCAGAACCTGCTTAAACTAGAGGACCTAATGTGTTATGATGACATGTATTATATAGGTGATATAGTGGATGTAGACGGTAGTGGGTGGGTGACTAAGGAAGTAGCGCTGGATCTACTGTACCAACTAAACATCGATTGGATGTCTTAGGCTGGTCAGGGATATGCACGTATATTCACGTTATAAAATTAAATGATATGATTACCACAACACAAGTATTAGACCAAGCAAAACAAATGGATGCCATTACATTCGAAAAATGGATGGATAAGAATAATGTAGGATATGAATGGTTAGACGTTACATTAACTGACTATAATGACGGGTACTATAATATATTATTAGACGATGGTACTAATGTGTGCTTTATAGATGGTAAGTTTATTGAAGATTAAACGTGACGGGGCAAAACCCCGTTCATATATTCATCACACAATTAAAAATTAAATATTATGACTAAGCAACAAACAATCGAGTTATTACAGAAACAACTCCCTGGGTTCTACAGTGTAGAACAAGTAATCAATATTATTAATGGAATTAAAGAATCAGGTATTGATTTGAAAGAACTGGTAGATCAAATTACAGATGAAATTGTAAGTGAAGAACTAGATCTAATTGAAGATTATGATTTGGATATGAATTACCGTGAAGTGGAACTTTCAAGTGTAACCATAAGTGAAAGCACAATTAGACGAGCTATTGAGAGAGTGATTGATGAAAACACCCCAGATGAAGAAGCAATAGACGAACATAGAGCAACTAGAGATTAAACGAGGCGGGTCAAGACCCGCTTCATATATTCACGTCACAATTAAAAATTAATTATATGAAAGCATTTAATGGTATTATTAGTGTATTATTAGGATTAACTTCACTGTATTTAATGTTCATTAGGGCTAAAACCGATATGGAGTTCGTCTGTGGGTTCGTAGTGCTGATGGCATCAATCATCTTCATGTTATTCATGTTAATGGAAGAACGTAATGATGAGATAAGTAACTTAAGGCAAACAATATTAAAGATGAAGGGTATAATATAATGTGACGGGGCAAGGCCCCGTTCATATATTGATCACACAATTAAAAATTAAAACATGAAGACATTATTAAGAACCAATTACGTTGAAATTATATTAGTTAAAGCACTCGTATTGGGTGTGGGTAAGACGGATGACACGTACGCTATATTCCTCGGCTGCATAGTGATTGACATTAAGCCCTGGATGTTCAATCGTAAGCCACGTCCTAAAGCATTTAATGAAATATAGGCTGGGCGAGACAAAACACGTATATTCATATCACACAAATAATAAAAATTAAAATTATGGCAACAAAGAAATCAGCAAGTAAGACAACCAAGACAGCAACAGTAAGTAAAGCAAAGTATTACATCGTGATGGATCTAGATCAAGACATCGTCTGCCAAGGTGAATGGGATGAGGTAAAGGAAGCGCTTGAAGATTATATTCAGGATGGTGATGCTGAAGATCGTGAATTCATTAGTGAACTTACCATACATGAGTTGAGCGCCGGTAAGAAATTGAAGTTCATACCCGCGATACCAGCGAGCGTGGCGCTTTAATGCCCATGTGACCGTATGACCGAGTGCCCGGGTGACCGGGCATTCTGGCATCGACGGCAGACGATAGCGGGACGATAGCGATACAATAGCGAAGCGCTCCCATGCTAATTGCGGTCCATCGACGGGGTGTGGTCATCGTAAAAAAAGGATGGTAATTCGCAACAGAAGCACTACTAACCACCATCGATGGGTATATACGAATATATCGTTTTCGAAAATACCCCTTTGTCCCACCTTTGCAAAACCTCAAAAAGAGATCTTAAACGAGAAAGGTTTCAAATGGCAAAATATATACGTTATATTTGATTCAAACAAAAGGTTATGAAAAATATTACACTAGCACTAATTGCACTAACATTATTTGGTTGTAGTAAAGAATCGTTATACCCCAGTCCATTCGCTAATGGATTAGAAGGTAAAACAAAACTAACCATGAATGCACCAAGAGACGCACGTGGTTATTATCACTATCGATTTGACAATACTAAGTCGTTCAACTATACCAGTGTGTATGCCGAAGCAACCCCTGTTACCAACGAACGTTATATATACAACGGCGTTTCAGTTATTGAAAGTAGATTTGACACCGACACTTACTGGTTATTTGATACTCTCACCGTCACTATCCCATTATATAATCCTTTTCGCTCACTATATTCTTCACCCTATTGGAATACTCCACTGCCTGTTGGTACAAAAACTGTTACTTTATCTCAGTTTGCCAATACTATGGTGCCTTTAATTGAAAACTATGGTACATATTTTAAAAAGTACGATTCACGCATGGATGAATATCGCCCTCAAGAGGGTATGATGTGGACTAAACAATTAGTAGGTCCCATTCCATCCAGTTATAGAGGTGACACTATCAAAGTATACGTTAAAGTGTTTTGGGAGTGTGGTAACTATTCACTCACATACCCCTCACGTACCGAAAAAATTGATTCACTTAGTTTAATCATCGATTAATGAAACTTATCACTCAAGAAGAAACCAAGCAATATCGTTTGCTTGACCACGATTATCTTTCTCGCCATGGTATGCGACACGTAACGGCTTTTACCCTTACATCTATTTCAGATGAACCAGGTTGGGAAGCAGTTACCTACTATGGTAAACGCTATGTTGACCCACTTACTGATGCAAATCCAAATAAACCACATTATATTTACATTCTAGTCAATCCATCTGTCCCAGGTATATGCAAGATTGGTTTTACTACTACAACTGTATATGATAGGGTAAAGCAAATTAATGGAGCTACAGGTGTAATTACACCGTGGGATCCAGTATTTTCATATAAGTGTTCAGATGGTCGCGCACTAGAACGTGAAATACATGAGGAACTTGAATTAATGGGTGTACGTGTTAACAACAGACGTGAAGGATTTACTATCGATACTGATAGCGCGCGTGCTTTAATTGAAAAATTAGGTAAAAAATACAAAACAAATGAATAACAAACAAATTACACTTACTGCGTTTATGTGGTTAGTCGGCCATTGCTTAGTTTATTTACTTTATTTGAAACTTTCTTACGCATTTGTTGAAACTATTTCTCAAGTGTTGTTGGTTAATGTATTTCATGGTTATGCTCACTATCGTTTGTCTCTCCATCACGCTTCTAAACTTTGGCCATATTTATAGTATATACGGATAGGTGTAGTAAAATAGTAGCCAAAACCACTAGGTAAGAGCTATGTTTTGTTTAACTTATTTATATTTATTGATAGCAAATGGCAATATATAAAATTAAATCTGAAGACAAAGCAGCATTCCTAAACCGATTAGAAAAGTTAGGAGTTAAAGTTAGTTCGAATGATTTGAAAAACAAAACCGAATTAAAAGGAGAAGAAGTAGTTAGCTATTTTGAGTTAAATACAGATGATCCTAATCTAATAGAAAAAATAGATTCAATTTTAAACCAATCACCCGCAATAAATCAATTAAGCGACATGGAAAATAAGAAAAAAATGACTAAAGACGAATTAAAAGAAATGGTTCGTCAAGAATTACAAAGCATCTTAGCTGAAAAGAAAAAAGTAAAAGATGAAGATAAGAAAGAAAAAATTGACGAGTCTGAGCAATTAAATGAAGTAGATCCTGCAGTTATGGATGCTATTCAAGCAATTGGTGGATTCAGTGCTTTAGTTGGTACTGCATTCGGTATTGCTAGAGCTGGTATTAACGCTGCTAAAAAAGAGTTAATAGCTAAATTTAAAGCTGCTGGTAAAGAAGTTCCTGATCCTAAAACATTAGAAAAATTAGCTGCTCAATCTTTCAGAGGTGCTATGGACAGAGCTACTGGTGCTGGATACGGTGCTAACACTCCTGACGTTAAGATCTAATTAGTCAATCAACATACAATTATTAGGGTAACTCTAAAAAGAGTTGCCCTTTCTTTGGCTTCGTTATTTTCTGTTCGTATATTGAGGTTAAAAATATTTTAAAAATGAGATACAAAGATTTATTACTACAAAAAGTAGAACAACTAGACATTATGCTTAATAACTTTAACTTATTAGTTAGAGAAGGACAAGCCACAGATCAACACTTTGAACAACTTAAAGACCAAGTTGAAGAAATTCGTTATCAAATTTCACTTGAAAATGAAGATTAATGGTTGATCAAACCTATAACAATTGGATGGAAATCCTAGAGTGTGTTAAAAATAATATAGAAGAACCCCGCAGCACTCAACTTATATCTTTTTTATATAAGTACATCAAAACACCAGATAAGTCTCAAAACAAACTTAAACGTTCTTCTAAAAAGGATATACAGAATAAACTTATATCCGATAACCCACACGCGGGAAGTTTTGCAGACGTGTTAAAAAAATTTTAAATATGGAATTAATACTAATAATTCTATCGGCTATTGTTATTACCCTAGGTTTTACTACTTGGAATTTATTAACCAAGAATGAAAAACTTGAAGATATCACCGATGAACAACAAAAATTAATTAGTAAATTAACTAAAAGTGTTATCAAAATAGACGAGACCATTACCGCTCTAGATACATCAGGTGCCTTCCAAAACGATGATGAAATTGGAACCTTTTTTGAACAGATTAAGAGTATGAGAGACACATTAATGGATAATCTAGCAAAACAAGAAGAAACAAATGTATAACGGATATTATGACGGGGGCAACTTTGATGCCTCTAAGTACTTAGATGAAGAGTTAGGCCCCGCTCTAACTAAAAAAGGAAGAGTACGTAAACGAAAACCAAAACAACCAAGAGTATATTTTACATCGGACACTGAAGAAGCTATTATAGAATATTTAGCTGAAACAGACCAAGATATTCGTAATAGAATATACAATGAACGTATTGCTTATGGTTTCTACAAATTAGCAGAAAATATCATCCACACGTTTAAGTTCTACTACACTGATACAGACACTATTGAAGAATTAAAACATGAAGTAGTAGCGTTTCTTCTTGAAAAACTCCATTTATATAACCAAAATAAAGGTAAAGCTTATTCGTATTTCGGTACCATTGCTAAACGTTACTTAATAGTTTATAACCAAAACAACTATAAGAAACTACAAGAAAAAGTAAATATGGACGAAGTAAACGACGAAAACGATATCTTTGTCGATAATAGTATAGAGGCAGATGAGGAGAAGAATGAGCTTAATCAGTTTTTAGATCAATATGTTGCTTATATAGATAAACACATCTACACACTGTTTCCAAAAACTCAAGATACTAAAACAGCAGGTGCTATTATTGAGTTGTTCCGCAAACGTGAGAATTTAGAGATATTTAATAAAAAGGCTTTATACATTTATATACGTGAAATTACCGATGTTGATACACCTCAAATCACTAAAATTATTAAAAAATTAGACGCAATTCGCATCAAATTATATAATGATTTTTATGAGCATGGATATATCAAAATATAACCTTGGCTTTTTTCATATTTATACGTAAATAATACATAAATATTATGGAAAATTTCAACCAAGTTATATTTGGTAAAAAAACATTCTCGGACTTATTGCAAGATATATATAAGACAACCAAGAAAACTGAAGATAGAATTGAAGAGTTAATAATGGCTCTTAAACCTTTCATCACCTCCCCAGCAGATGCCGTGATGATTGTGCCACTTATTAAAGAATATTTAGACGTTCAGGTAAAAAATAACGAACATTTAGTAAGAATGGCGGCGGTAGTGCAAAGAGCCATGACTAATAGCGCAGCAGCGGGTAGTAATGATCTACTTATTACAGATGAAGAAAAAGAACAATTGCTACTTGAAGTAAAACGCATGGGTGAAGATAACAAACAAATAGAAAATATTGATGTTAACGCATCTAAAATATTAGAGAATGCCAGTTAAATTCGGTTTATCATCCTTAACAAAGTCGTCACCGCTATCCTCAACTCCTCCTTTTAGGTTTAAAGTTGGGAAAGTGTTTGCTACTGTTATGGATGAAAAAACACCCTCTAAGAAAATATTTGATGAATGTGGTGGTTGGAGTGGTATTGGGAGTGTTTTATTTAGACCTTACAACAGCAGTAAAAATAAAGATAATTACGAGGAAAATCAAACAAGTGAAACTAGATTAAATTACTCTGTTGCAAAACCTCTTTTTCCAAATCAAAAATATCTTCCTTTAAAAGGAGAACTAATTCTAGTATTTTCTTTACCTTCAGTAAAGTCTCAAGTATCTAAATCAAATGCAACCCCAGTATATTATTATATCACAAATATAAATTTATGGGGTAATAATCATCAAAATGCACAAACATCAGACCCAGAAGCTCCTTTAGGTTTTGGTTTTGATGAAAATCCTAGCATACAATCGACTTTACCATTTGAGGGAGATTATATACTTGAAGGAAGATTTGGAAATACTTTAAGATTTGGTTCTACAAATAAAATCAATACTGGAGAAAATTTTTGGAGTAATAGTGGAAAAAACGGAGATCCAATTACTATATTAACTAATGGTCATAAATTTAATGGTGAGAAACTATACGTTGAAAACATTAATGAAGATGCTTCTAGTTTGTATTTAACCTCTACCCAAAAGGTCCCTTTACAAGTAACTAAAACTAATTTAAACCCGTTATCATCAACTTCTTTACCAAACGAGTATTTTGTAGGTTCTCAAGCAATTTTAACATCTGATAGAGTTGTTATAAATTCTAAAAAAGAAAACGTATTAATATTTGCTCAAAACAATATTGAATTATATACAAAAAATACTATTAGTTTAGATGCTGATGATAAAACAGTATTAAATTCACCTATTATTTTGTTAGGACTAAACGGAAGTTCAATACCTGAAGAGCCCGTGCTATTAGGTAATGAAACTATTAAATTATTAAATTCCTTACTTACAAGTCTATCCTCATTCAGCACTATATGTGCTTCAGCACTAAATGGGTCTAAGGGTAGTCCTATAACTCAACTTAACACCGCTGCTAGGGGATTAAAAGAATCAGTAGATAATTTAATTCCTAAGTTAGAAAAAATTAAATCACAGAAAGTAAGAGTAGCTAAATAATGCCAAATACAACTAACATATCAGGATTAGCATCTAATGCATCAGCCGCTAAAAGTAAATTAGAATCTCTTAAAAATGTAAATGTAGGAGAATTAGCTAAAAATAAAGGAAAACAAATAATAGCAGGTCCTGTTCAACTTGCTTTGAACGATATTGAGGAAGCAAAAAATAAAATTGAAACTCTAAAAAAAGATACATTCAGTAAGTTTGCTGATTTAGATAAACGTATTGAACAAAAATCAATTACTAGAGAAGAAGCAGATAGAATTAAAGAAACTCTTCAAGGAAATTTTGATAGAGAAGAAAAAGATTTACAAGATTTTATTACTGAAAAAACAGAAAAGTACGAAAAGTTAATTACTAACAGTAAAGAAGCTGTTAGAAAAAAACTAAAAGCTGCTGATGAAAAAGTAAAAAGTTTATTAAAGAAAAGTCAAAAAAGAGCTAAAAGAAAAAATGCTAAAATAGTAAAAGACTTACTAAAAGGAGCTGCAAGAGCAGCTAAAAAGAATCCTGTCCCTTTAATCATGGCAGCTTTGACTATAACATGCCAGTTAGTATCAGTAAGAAATAAAAAAATTGAAGAACTAGTTGATAGTGTTAACGAAGTTATTGATAATATCCAGTCTAAAGAAGATGTTAAAAAAGCAACTTTATTAAGAAATAATGCTATTAGAATTATAAATGAGAATGAAGCTAAAATTAAATCTATAAAAAATATTTTAGAAAGAATTTCACTTATATTATCTGTATTAGATATCATAATAGCACTAGCCGATGTAATTTTACCAATCCCAACACCACCAGGTCCTGTACCTGACGTTGTAACACCAGCTAAAGAACGATTTAGAAAAAAATATGAATTGGCTGTTGAAATTGTAGGTGGTTTATTAGCTGCTATCGCTATTATAGGATTATTATTAGATAGAATTATTGAAGAGTTAGAAGAACAAAAAGAAAGACTTAAAGAAATTGATGGTTTCTTTGATAGTCCTTCAAATTTATCTGCATTTGACAGAACAGATTTAGATAAATTAATATCAACATTATCACCATCAGGCAATCTAGGTGAAGTAAATACAGGTTATAAAGGATTTAAATTCGCTATTAAAGAAGAAAACGATTCAAGATTCGTCGTGGCTGGTAATAAACGCCGTTACGCCGTTGCTTTGAATAAAGATAAAAACGAAGTATTACAATCTCAACGATCATTTACCCTAGACCCAGATATATTAATTGAAGAATTAAAACTAATCATAGATCAACGAAATCTTAAAGCTTAATATTTATTGTTATGGAAGCAAAACAATTTAAAACACTAATTAAAGAAGCAGTACGTGAAGCCGTTCGTGAAGAAATCGGCTTAATGTTGCTTGAACAATTGAAAAGTGGTAACAGTGCTACACAAAACCAACAACCAATAAACGAAAGTCGAACATTATCATTTGATAGTGGGGATGTACATAGTGTTGGTATGAAAGCACAAATGAGTAATAGAATGGCTGAAATGTTTGGTTTGCCTGGTGGCCAAAAACCCCAACAAGCCTTAAAAGTAAACCCAACAAGTGATAACCCATTTGCAGCATTTATCAATGATACTGCTGCTAGTTTAAGCCCATCTGAAATGAGACAGATGATGTCAGGAGGTGGAGAGTAATGCCTACACCCAGAATATATCGTGTAGATCCTAGAGACTTGCAAAAAAACATTGCAATTGGTCTTAGCATTCCTTTCAGTAAGCCTTCTGCTTTTAAAAGTACGTATAGTACTAAAGAACAGGTTAAATATAACTTAATTAATCTTTTATTAACTAATAAAGGAGAAAGAGTTGAAAATCCTGAGTTTGGTTGTGATATAAAAAAATCTATATTTGATTTTATTAATGAAGATAATATTAGTAAAATTAATAATAATATAAGAGTTGGGGTAGAAACATTTATACCTGAAATAAATTTAGAAAATGTAATTATTACTCCTGAACCAGATCAAAACTATGTAAACGTGAAAGTTGAATATAGTATGAAAATATCAGGAGAAGCTGATGAAATACAAATCAATTTTGAATAATGTCTGAAACAAAAAACATATCGTATTTAAATAAAAGTTTTAGTGACTTTAAAGCTACTTTAATCAAGCATGCTAAGACTTATTTTCCTTCAGTACATAACGATTTCTCAGATGCATCACCAGGAATGATGTTTATTGAAATGGCTTCTTATGTAGGAGACGTTTTATCATTTTATTTAGATACCCAATTCCAAGAAAATTTACTTTTATATACAAAAGAAAAAAGTAATGCTTTATCTTTAGCTTATGCTTTAGGATATAGACCTAAAGTATCATATGCTTCATATGTTGATTTAAGAATATCTCAAAGAGTTCCTATAATTACCAATTTATTAAACAATACACAAATTCCAGATAGTAATTATTATATGATAATTCCTGAGAATAGTGTTGTTGAAAGCATAACTGGTGTTAAATTCTTAACTACTGAGTTAGTTGATTTTTCAAAAGCTGAAAACAGAACTATACTTTTTGAAGATACAGGATTTGCTAGAGTTACAAAAACAGTAAAAGCAATTTCTGCTGAAATCAAAACAATTACTATTGATTTTGGTCAAACACCACAAAAGTTTACAAGTACTACTATTTCTGATAACAGAATATTAAATGTATTACAAGTAACTGACTCAACTAATGATGTTTGGTATGAAGTACCTTATTTAGCTCAACAAGGCATTCCACAAAAAGCAGCTAATCCAACATACAATACGGATTCAATTCCTTATTTATTAAGCTATATTGAAACACCTAAAAGATTTGTTACTAGATTTAAAGAAAATGGTGATTTAGAACTACAGTTTGGAGCAGGTACTAATGCATCTTCAGATTCTTCTATATTACCAAACCCAAATAATTTAAATATTGGTATAGATGCTAACGTATATGATCCAACTAATTCATTTAATAAAGCAACAGTAGTAACTACTAGAGAATATGGATTAGCTCCAACAGGTGTTTTAACTATAAAATATCTTGTGGGAGGTGGTATTACATCTAACGTTTCATCTAATGAAATTGTAAATAGAAAGTTTAACTTAAATGACATTACTTTTAATGGTAATGTGTCCTCTCCTCAAGACACTGACATTTTCAATAGTATGATTATAACTAACCCAGAACCAGCTATTGGGGGTAGAGATGAAGATACTATTGAAGAAATTAGACAAAATACTCTTTATTCTTTTTCTTCTCAAAATAGAGTAGTTACTAAAGAAGATTATATTAACAGAGTACTTAGCATGCCTAGCCATTTTGGTTCAGTAGCTAAAGTATATGCAATTAATGATTTTGCATTATCCCAAAATTCAGGAAATGATCGTTTATTAGATAATAACCCATTATCTATTAGTTTATATATTTTAGGTTATAATGCTAGTAAACAATTAGTTACTCCTCCATCTGTATTAAAAAATAATATTAAAAACTACTTATCACAATACAGAATGGCAACTGATGCTATCAATATTAAAAATGCCTACTATATTAATATAGGTATTAACTTTGATATATCAGTTTTACCAACATTCAATAATAAAGAGGTATTAAGTAATTGTATAAAAGCTTTAAAAGAGAAATTTAGTATTGAAAACATGCAAATAAATAAACCATTAGTTATATCTGATGTGAATTCAACTTTAATACAAATTAAAGGAGTTCAATCAATATCTAAGGTTGAAATTGTAAATAAATCTGGAGGTAATTATTCTCCATATAGCTATGATATTGCTGGTGCAACTAGAAATAATGTGTTGTATCCATCATTAGATGTATCTATATTTGAAGTTAGATTCCCAGATGTTGATATACAAGGAAGAATTGTAACTCTATAAAAATTAAAAATTTATGAACCTAGAAAAATTAAAAGGACACGTTCCTGACAAAGTAATTGAACAAATCCCTGGTGTTATGGAAAAATTCCAGATCAATACTCCACTACGTTTAGCACACTTTTTAGCTCAATGTGGTCATGAGTCTGGTGGTTTCCGTTTAACAAAAGAAAACTTAAATTACAGTGCTAAAGGTTTAATGGGTATATTTAAAAAATATTTCCCAAATGAAGCATTAGCTAATCAATATGCTCGTAAACCAGAAAAAATCGCTAATAAAGTATATGGCGGTAGAATGGGTAATGGTCCTGAAGCAAGTGGTGATGGGGCCAAGTATTGTGGGCGTGGTTATATCCAGCTTACCGGTAAAGATAACTACACCGCATTTGGTAAATCAATTAACGAAGATATTGCCTCTAATCCAACAGTAGTAGCTGACAAATATGCTTTATTATCAGCAGCATGGTTCTTTAGTAAAAATGGTTTACATAAATTAGCGGATGGTGGTGCAACGGATGCCGTTGTTACACAAATTACTAAACGTGTTAATGGTGGTACTATTGGTTTAGCTGATCGTATCAAACACTTCAAAGAATATTATCATTTACTTGCGTAATTAAACGCAATTAATTTAGGAGTTTCCGGTTGCAATATTTATATATAGTAACCGGAAACTTTTTTACATGGCCGTATATAAAATATTCCCTGAAAAGGACGCAACATTATATTCCTATTACCCTGCAACTAATACAGGGATAGACGAAATTCTAGAAATTAGTACATTCGGTAGTATTGAAGGTACTAGTGAAGTATCTAGAGCACTTATTAAATTCTCTACGGACGAAATAAAAAGTGTAATTCAAAATAAAGTAACAGGTAGCTACGCAGCCTACCTAAAATTATACTTAGCATCTGCTAATGAAATCCCTGCAGATTATACTATCCTTGCTCACCCTATATCAGGTGCTTGGGACATGGGTACTGGTAGATTAGCAAACTACCCAACAACCGAAAATGGTGTAAGTTGGACTAACAAAACTTTAAGCACTATCTGGCCTGTTGGGTCATATACATCTGGTGTTACTGCTTCTTATTCTACTAATCAAGGTGGTGGTAATTGGTACACATCATCAGCTTTAGCTGCTACCCAATCATTTGCATATAATGATGAAAAAGATATTGAATTAAACGTAACAAATGCCATTGCTGCATTTTATGCATGGGAAGCTAATCCATTCGCTGCTACTAAAATTAAAAACGAAGGACTTATATTAAAACATTCAAGTAGTATAGAATTTAACACAGGCAGCGCACCGTTTGAATTAAAATACTTCTCAGCAGACACCCACACTATTTACCCTCCTTGTTTGGAGATTAGATGGGATGATAGTACATTCGTTACTGGTAGTTTGAGTGTAGCTAATAATCACAAAGTTGTTGTTTCTTTAAAAAATAATAAAGGTGAATTTCAACAAGATTCTATTAATAAATTTAGACTAGGAGTTAGAGAACAATTTCCTCCACGTACATTCCAGGTTAATTATAATTATTTAACTGGTTCTTTATTATTACCTAGTTCATCATACTGGGCTATTAAAGATTTAGATACAGAGGAATTTATAGTTGATTTTGACACCAATTACACTAAAATCAGTGCTGATCCAACTTCAAGTTTCTTTACAGTACATATGAATGGATTACAACCAGAAAGATTTTATAAAATATTAATTAAGTCTGTAATTGATGGATCAACAGTTGTGTATGATGAAGATTACATTTTTAAAGTAATTAGATAATGGCTAATATAAAGGTTGATAAAACTATTTTAGGTAGAAATGATAGTATTGTGGATACAAATTTTTCTTTCTTTTTGAAAGAAAATAACGTTCCTGAATTTACTATTGAGGATTTCTTTCAACTGTATGAAGAATTGTTTTATCAAATTCCTAAAGAAGGCGATGTTGAATCTCATACTTATATTCTAAACAAAGAAGCAGAATATTTGGGAATTAGATTAGCTAGTGATGTTGATATTCAAGCTTTACTTGATGAAATTACTTCTCTAAGACAACAGTTATTAGAGTCTAAACAAATTATTACAGACTATACAAAGACTAAGAAATAATGGCTGAAATAAGAATTATAGGAGATATAAATAATACCGTTCAACTTAATAGGTTTGATGAGAAAGACGTTGCTTTGTTGGGGCAAAACAGAATAATAAATAATTTTGGAACAACAAAAGATTACGTAGAATACCACATATATGATATAGTAGGGAATCCTTTAATTCAATCATACTCTTACTTATCATACAAATCTCCTTCAGACGTTGCTTTAAATATTGATGGTACCTATTCTTTTTTAGAAATAGATCCTGTTGAAGATTTAAAAAAGCAATACAGTAATGGAGAATTTAAAACAACATATAACTTCTTTAGAAATAAACTAGGAACGCCTGTTTCTCCTTTATACATCAAAGATATATCAGATGATAGAACCGAATTAAAAATAGGTTCAGTTTCATTAAATAATGACTTAATTAGCCAACAAGCCTTAAGTTTAGTTGATGAAATTAATAAAACACCTTATTTAAAATATTATTTAGCTAATTTTGGAGGTAACAATACTTCAGTAATTGTAAATATAGCGTTAGATACAACAGAAGATACTTACTATATTTTAGCTAAACTTTATAAACCCCTTCCACCTAATGTATTCATAAAAGATACTTTTTGGATTGTAGAAGAGATTATTGATAGTTATGTTTTTGATATTAATTTAGATAGACTACTAATATTAGATGAAGCTCCAAGAATTAAAGGTCCTAACTTTAGTGTTAAAGTAGATTTTAATAATATAAGTACTCCTTACCACAACTATAATAGTTTAGTAAACCAATTAACAGGTTCTAATTATAATTTTATTACTAGTTATTTAAGTGGGTCTGTTGATATTAATGTTGATTATACTAGTTTTGATGATTTTGTTAGATTTAGTTCTGCTGAAGCCAGAATTGCTAATTTTAAAGATAAAGTTGAATTAATACAAAAATATGAAGCAACTTCTTCAATCATACAAGCCATTAACTTAGCAACTCAAGCAACAGAATTAGCCTATTATTCGTCTAGTATTAATTCTATTATTACTGGATTTGACGAATATGAAAAGTATATGTACTTTGAATCAAGTTCATATGCTTACCCTAAAACAACCAGTACTAGACCATTTATATTACAACCAGTAACTTCATCAATTGTTGTTAACTGGTATAATGATAGAATAGAAGATGCCCAAAATTATGATTTAGACAATCAAGATCATTTAATACGTTTAATTCCTGACTATATTATCGAAGATGATAGCAATACTCCATACTTAACGTTTGTTAATATGATAGGGCAGTATTTTGATAATATATGGATTTACTTAAAATCAATTACAGATTTATATAAAAACGAAAATAACCTTAATAAAGGTATTTCAAAGGATGTAGTGTTTCATGCTTTACAGTCTTTAGGAGTTCACCTATATAATAACAAAGCGGATGTTGATTTAGATTTAGCATTATTAGGTGCTAATAGTGGTAGTATAGGTGACTTAAATAATATACCTAAAAAAGATTTAGTAGCAGAAGTATATAAAAGAATATACCATAATATACCGTTATTATTCAAATCTAAAGGAAGCAATAAAGGATTAGACCATATTGTTAATATATTTGGTATTACAGGAAGTATATTACCTATTAAAGAATTTGGTGGTAATAAAAAATCAAATACATTAATTGACTATAATACAGATAAAATTCGTGTTGTTGATACACAAATAACAGGTAGTGTTTTATCTCCGTATGTAAGATTAGAAAAAGATTCTATTGATATAACAGAGGTTAGATCAGCAGACTACCATAAAATTGATATTTCTTTTTCACCTCAAAATGAAATAGATAGTGTTTTATCATCATCTATATCTAGTGTTATATCTAATTTTGAAATAGATAGTTATGTTGGAGATCCTAGATTTGAATATAGTGGGAGTTACCCAACATTAGAAACTTTAAGAAAATCACATATTGATTCTAACTTTACTGAAGAGTTTGATTACAGTGGGTTTATAGAATTAATAAAGTTTTTTGATAATTCTTTATTTAAAATGTTAAAAGACTATGTACCTGGTAGATCTAATCTATTAACAGGCACTACTATACGTCCTCAACATTTAGAAAGAATAAAAATAAAAAGACTTAGACCAGACTTTAATAATCAAACAATATATGATGCTGAATTTAATGGCCCTATAATCAGTGAAGATAATGATTATCTTTATAGTTTATTGCCAAGCAACAGAGCAGCATTTTATACTGGTGAATTAAGTGGTAGTTGGCCTGATATTAATGAGGATTTTGAAAGAACTAATCCTAATCCGTTTTTAGTTACAACAACTTCTAGCTCATATCAGTTTGAGCATACTGATTTTAATGTGACTTTAAATAATGCATTGACAAGTCGTCCTGCTATTAAAGTTCAAAAATTAGTACCAATATATTCATATGTAAGTGGATCTTTATTAAAAACAGGTGAAGCTCAAGTACAAACAGATGTACAAGAAAGTACTTTAGGATCACAATCATTTATATCTTCTAGATATGCAGGAGCAAAGACAACAAGTTTAAAGTATAATACTTATACTTCAGCTTCTTTAAGTTATGGAGGAGATAAATCTTATGGTAAAACAACATCTATTGATAGACAAGTTAGAAAATTAGGATTATTCTCAGAAATAGTTAAAAGTAGATTTTTACCTAATAGAAACGATGTTGTTACTAAGTATTTGGTAGATGAAGAAGGAAATTTAACTGAATTAAACCAACGTAACAAAAACTGGGAAGAGGTTCAAAGAACCTTTAAGGCTGATGATTATTTAAATGTTTCTTTATTTGATAATCAGAAGTATAGTAATCAAAAGAGTTTAGATGGAGATAAAGTAATATTTGAAAGTGGATATTCTTACTCACCTATATTATATTTTAGTGGAAGTGAAACTTATATGTATTTTGAAGCTCCATCAGGTAATACTTCTCGTGAATTAGAAGCCAACCACTCAATAGGATTAATAACAAGTTCATTAGGAACAACACCAGATTTCCCATTATACACAAGCGGATCTAGTAAAGTTATTTATAATGTATTTACAAATATAACTAAAGATATTAATTCATCCCTTTATTATAATATAGGAAGTACAGGATCTCAAACATTTCCATCCTACTCAGTTCCTGAAACTGGATTATATAATATTACCGCTAGTGTTGCTATGGATATAACTATGTCTGATGGTGGTAATGTTACTTGGAGTTTAGAAATTGTAAGTGGATCAACTGTATTAGCTTCATCTCAACAAGTTGTTTCTATTGTAGATCAAGTAACAGGATCTGTATATAACGGAAATGCCTATACTGAGGATTATGAAGGAAATTATGGATATAACACTCCAAGTTTTGGAACTCCTATAAATATTAATGGACAATTTCATGTTTTATCAACAGATATTGTAAATTCTTCTGGAGGAGTAATATTCAGTAGAGGACAAACAATATACAGTTATGACATTTATACTAATGTTAGTATCCCTAACACCAGCTGTTTTGATTGCAATTCATGTAATTGTAATGCTACTCTATCAAATCATAAAACAATATGGTCGACTAGTTCAACATTAACGTTCTGGACTACTGGTGGGCAATGTAGTGTTAGTGGAGGATTTGGAGGCAGTTTTTACCAAGTTTGTGGTTATTATAGCTATGGAGAAGGATACTTAGCAGGACAATATTACGAAATTCCAGGAATTTATAATGTCGCTGAAAGTACTTCTGTTACTTTATCCGTTACAACTCAACAAAGTTTAACATCAGGAAATCAATACGAAATTAAATTAAAACAAAATAATTTGAGTATAAATGGGGTTGGAAACTATATAGCTACCTTTAAATCCCCTGGATTTTTAAGAATAGCATCAATTTCCAACCAAGTAAACCAACTTCCTGTAGCTATTCCTGGTGGAACTGGGTTTATAGAAGCTACTTCATTTGTTGCTAATAGTCCTACAAGTAGCATAACACTTAACCAACAACTATCAAGCTTTGTAGGGTATACTTTCATACCAAATCCTCCAACAGGATCTGGTGCCCCTGATAGTGCTTTATACCCTACTTATGGGGATGTAGACTATAAATTCAACCCAGGATATTTTGATTTAATAGTACATCATAACAACAGTGGGCAGGTAAACGAATACAGAATTGTTAACGTTAAAACTGTTGGAAGTAACTTAGTGTTAGATATATTTCCTGCTTTTGATACTAGTGCTAAAGCTATTGCTTTTAGAGGATCTCTTGAAAAAATATTATTCTTAAAAAGATTAAAAGACGAAACTAATACAATAATAAACTTTATTAAACGTGATGGTAAAACATCATACGGGTTTATAATACCAGAAAACATTCACCCAGAAGTATTTGCAAACATTGACACAATTACTCGTGAAGTAAAAACTAAATTACTTGAGGCTGGTGGGTTAGACGGTGGCACATTATAATAAAAATTTAAAAATTTGTATATTTATATACAGTAATTAATAAACTATGGCAATACTTAATCCTTCTTATGTAACTGTTGATGCGGTTTTAACCAAAAAAGGCCGCGAACTATTGGCTCGCAACGACGGTTCATTTCAAATTACACAATTCGCATTAGCTGATGATGAAATTGATTATACACTATATAACCCAACCCACCCATCAGGTTCTGCATTTTACGGCGAGGCTATTGAAGCTATGCCAGTAATTGAGGCGTTCCCAGACGAAGCTCAAATCATGCGTTACAAGTTAGTAACTTTACCAAGAGGTACAAGCAGATTGCCTGTTGTTTCTTTAGGTTATTCTTCAATAATCTTAAAACAAGGTGCTTCTTTAAGCATTACTCCACAAACACTTAATTATTTAGGTGCTACAAGTACATTTGAAACTAATGGATATGTAATGAGTGTTGCAGATATTCGTTTATTATCTACGTTTACTGGTGCAGGTATTCAAGGTGCTAATGTTGGTAATAACACATTAAACACAACTAGCGGTACTAAATTATCTAAAGCAGAAATTGGTACTTCATTTACCTTAACTGGAACTACAATTAATACATTATTCGGAACTACAGCTACTACATTAACAACAACTGTTACTGTAACTGGTAGAGATAGTGGTGCTAGAATTACTGTTCCTTTAATTATTCAAAAAGCCTAATTAACTAATATATGTCATTTACTAGATATAACACAGAAGACTCAGTAATCAGCTCAGAAGTAGTTGTTAGAGGTTTATGGAGTGGTGATAACGCTTCTTTAACTTCTATATCTACATCTTCAGTTCAAGCATCAGCATCTCAATTCTATTTAGATGTATATAATGCTGGTGAAGTAGCTTTCTCTATTGAATATGCTCACATTTCAGGTTCAGGATCAGTTTATTTTAACTCAAATGTAACTAGTTCTACTCCTACTAAAGTAGTATATGGACAATATAGAAACTTAATTTACGGAACTGAAGCTACAAATTTCCAAATTGGTGGAAGTGATGTTACTCAGTTTTATGTGATTAATGTTTCAAGATCTCGTTATAAAGAAACATTACATCCAGGATCTTTAACTTTAGCTTTAAGTGGAAGTAATGGTGTAATTTCATTAACAGATAATAGCCAAGTTTTAACTACTAGTCAGTTTATTGATAGTAATAGATACTTTAATATTGTTAGTGGATCAGCAGGTACTACAGCTAATACTACAATTTATGGACATATGTTCCCAGATTTAGGATTAATTGTTTTAAATCCAACTGCATTAGTAGGATATATGACAGCCCCATCAACTAGTACTAATACTTATGATAACAATAATGCTAAATTATATACCTCTATAGCAGGTGCATTAGCAGCGGGTCGTAACTTTAGATTACAATCTCAAGAAACAATTTCATCACGTTTCTTCTTTACAAGAATTAAAAACAGTGAATATAATTATACTTCAAATCCATCAATTATTGATAATACAGGTAATATCCTTTATACTACATTAATTGATAATCCACAAACTTATATCACAACTGTAGGGTTATATAACGACAATAACGAATTATTAGCTGTTGCTAAATTAAGCAAACCATTAGTAAAAGACTTTACTAAGGAAGCATTAGTTCGTATCAAGTTAGACTACTAATATAAAGAAAATGTTATTAAATGGCATCATTCAAAAAACTGAGTACTCAAGACGTATTTGTTGTTCCTTACGTAGCCAACAAAAAATGGAATCTTGATTTTAATTGCGTCCCTCAGGATGGTGCATACTTTACTATATACAAAGGAAAAAATTTAACAGGAAGTATTGATTTAGTTAACGGACCTGTTACTGAAGGACAATATGAAAGTCTAGTTTATAGAAATATAAACCATTTGTATTATCAATATGCTTCATCAAGCACATTAAATTCTCATTCTTTACAAGATTCACTTTACTATAATTCAGCTCCTACAGAGTCTGGAACTATTTTAACTGGTTCCTACTTTAATTTTAATGAAGATCCTGAATTTATAAGTGATTTCCCAACAGGATCTAATGATTTTGTTAGGGTAATGAAATTTAACCAAAACATTTATGGTGAACAAATTAAACCAAACTGTTTTGTTTTAACAGCCCCTAATTCTTTTCAATTAGTTGATGATGGATATGGTAACGTATACGATATATATTTTACAGGATATTACGTACAACAAGGATATTACGCACCTCCAGGATATATTGCTGATTTAAATAACAAGGTATTTGTAGGAAATATTTTTTACTCTCAAGGAATTGTTGTAATTACTAATCCTAATTACAAATGTTTTCTACCTACTCCTCCTAATGCAGTAAATGATTATTTTAGAATATTAAACGTACAACGTGTTAAACAATTAAATGTTCTGTCTAATGACTATATTGATTGTATTTCAACTAATATTAATACTGGCTCAATAGCAACTTATAGTTATCCTAACTATAGTTTTCCTTTATTTACAATAATAACAGGTTCATTATATATTGACGAATGTGAAACTCTAGGAGTTACACCAGGAAATTATAAATTATACTATACAGTAAATGATGATACTTGTTTAAGAAGTAATACTGCTTCTATTGATTTAGAACTATATAAATTACCTCTTGTATTAAATACTTTATCTTCTCAAAGCTATGTTTGTCCTGGTGGGGTAGCCAATGTTACTTTTTCTATAAATTATGGCATTCCTCCTTACCAATATTCTATTGGTGGAAGCACATGGAATAATTTAAATAACTGTGAATGGTATCAACCAACAGCATCAACTTCAGCTGTTACTGGGGATGTTTTATATGTTAGAGATAGTGAAGGAACTATAGTTTCTCAATCATTAAATATAACTACTGATGTATTTACTGTTAACATAAGTTCAATTAATGTGTCTTGCGGTGGTAGTGGTAATGGAAAAATAGCAGTTACTGGGTCTTCTAGTTTTGGAGCCCCTTACTCTGCTTCTATTAATGGTGGAAGCACATGGCAAGGATTCACAACCAATACATTATTCTCAAACTTAACACCAGCAACTTATACAGTAACTGTTAAAGATAACATTTGTACAACATCTTCATTAGTTACTATTACTCAACCAACAGCACTTTCAGTAGTAATTAATTCAACTTCATCTGACTGTCCTGAAGTAGGACAAGATGTTGGAGCAATTAATATAACTGTTTCTGGAGGTACTGCACCTTATACTTACTCTTGGACTACAGGATCAACAGTTGTTCGTACAACAGAAGATCCAACAGGGTTACCTGCTGGAACTTACGTGGTAACTGTAACAGATGCTAGTTCTTGTACTGTTACAGGTAGTGCAACTATTAATAGTGTAAGCCCAATATCAGTTAATTTAACTACAACTAATGGTTCATGTAGTGGTAGTGGACAGATTTCATCATCTGTTAGTGGTGGTAGCGGAACTGGATTTAGCTACTTATGGAATACAGGAGCTACAGGAAGTATAATTACAGGAAGTGTAGGTACATATACTTTAACAGTAACCGATTTAGGCACAGGATGTACTTTTGCAGCTAGTGCTTCATTATCATCTTCTGCTGGATTCACTAACTTAAGCTCATCTTTAACATATAATGAATGTGATACTAGCGTTAATATTGGTGTTACAGGTGGAACTTCTCCTTATACTTACGTGGTACAAAAAGGTGGAACAACGCTTTCTCAAGGCCCTACAGCAACAAACCCAATATCTATTAATCTAAATGATGGATTAAATGGTGGTACTTGGAATATAACAGTAGCTGATGCTAATGGATGTGTAGCTTCTGGAAGTGTAAATGTAAGAGCTCGTGAATACAGATACTCAGATCCAGCATGTCAAGAATTAAATGCTGTTATTTTAGTAGATGAATCTTCGGGAGTTGGTACTAATCTTAAAGTTAAAGCAAATAGCCAAGATGTAGTTACACTATTTACAACAGATACTAAATACATCCAACTACATAGTGGAACTTTATATTCATTTGAAGCTCCTATATATGTGGGTGATAATGGATGGTCTGGTAGTTACCCATCAGCATCTCACACAATGTCCGTTTATGCTACAGGTTCGTTAACATATACAACCTCTAGTATTGAAACAGGAAGTGCTTACTGGCCTTATTCTAGCTTTACAGCTGAATCAAGTAAATACTACTTAGTAAAAGTTGAAAGTAATTTAGCAACAGGCTCAACTCCTCCTCCACCTTCAGGATCTGTATGTTATACAACAGTATTTGGTACAGTACCAGTTACTGGTGGTGGTGGATCATATGCTACAGGTAGTATTGTAGTAACAGGAGGTAATGTAAATGTTTGGGCTAAGTATAATTCTGGAGGTTCAAGCTCTGGAAATGCTGATTTTAGTTTAACTATTAATGGTGTAATTGCTACAGGTACCTTTGTTATAACAAGCGTAGGTCAAACATTCTATTCTGATACTCAAGGTACAAGTAATGGATATATAACACTAACACCAGGAACTTATGGTTATACTTTAGTTAAAACAGATAACTTAACAAGTGGAAATGAAGTAAGATTAAGTTGGAATCAAAGCACAGTTGCTAATCCTACTTTATCTTCTAATATGGGAACTTGTACTAATTATTACAGCATATTAGGTCCTGTAAGTGGATTGTCAGGTACATCTGGTGGTGCTTGCGCTAACTACTTTAGTTCTAGAGCTTATTATTCTAATGTTAACTTCTTCCAGTCAAATGTAACTTACATTTATGAGGATACAGGTTTAACAACTCCGTTAAATACTGGAGGACAATGGAAACCACTATCATTTAACGGAGTAGCTTTATATGCTGTTGTTACTAATTCATCTGGTATGGTAACTAATTATACCTCATGTTAAAATATATTTATAATAGATGATAAGAAGATCAGGAAATAAGATTTATACAAAGGTAACACAATATTTTACAGATAATAATTCACCTGTAGGGTATAGTCATTCCCTTACTTCACCAACTGAAAGTTTTTGTGGAACTAACTTTTATTATGAAGAGCGCTATACTAGCAGTTTAGCTAATGGAAAATGGAGAGATTGCTTATACGGTCCTTTTACTTTCTGTTCTGGTTCAACTTCTGGTAGTGCTTGTGCAAGTGGTGATTGTGATCAATTTTATTTAGATACATCAACAATTAATATAGATTATACTGGTGTTATGTTAGATGAAACTTCTAACGTTACATTATATACAGGATCTAGATTATACTTATCTTCTAGTTTAGAATTAGCACCAGATGGTTATTATGTTTCTAGTGGTACTTGGTATCAAGTAGGAACAGGAAATATTAATGGATATAATGCAGGTACTATTATTGCTAGTGGTTCTTGTGTTACAGGATCTACTACAATTATGCTTAACTGGAGTATGAGTCCAGGAAATGGGGGATCAGGTATATTACAAGTACAAAATGCTAATGGAACTCAAGTATTAAATGAATCAACAACAGCTACTTCTAAGAGTGGAACACTTTATTTTACCCCATCTGAAGTTCCATACTCAATAACTGGATCTTGGAGTGCTGGATCAGGTAATATTGTTCGTTACAGAGTATGTGATATTAATATAACATCTTCAGGAGAATTGTTCTATAGTGGAGATATAGATAATATGGCTGGTAGTGTGCCTTATCTTGTTAACCCTACACCTCTACAAGCATCAGTTCAATTAACCTCTGGAGTGAGTACATACCCAATATTATGCCCAGTATAAAATACTTATAAATTATGCCAGCTTATACAGGATCATTTAATATTAATTTTAGAAACGAACACACAGTTTATGAAAACTTTGTAAAATGTAGTGTTGAGGAAAGTGAATACAACTTAACTTACAATCCTAGTTTGTTATCTGAAAGAACTAACATATCATCATCGTTAGTAGGATTTGCTACTGGTTCAGAATTTAGACCTTATGTAACTACTATTGGTTTATATAATGAACAGAATGAATTATTAATGGTTGCAAAATTAGGAAAACCAATCCCTGTTTCAACAGAAACAGATATGACTTTCTTGATTAAGTACGATATTTAAAATAAATAAATTGTTATGATGCAAGTTGTAGGACCTGTCCAACAGGTCGAGGATCTAATCAATGATCCCAATTTTGACCCCTCTGAATATTATGGATATGTTTATTGCACTGTTGACACAACAACAGGAAAACAATATATTGGTAAAAAAGCATTCTTTCATAAACAAAATAAGAAATTAGGTAAGAAAGAATTAGCAACGTTACCTGTGGCTCGTGGTAAAAAACCAAGCAAAAAATTAGTCATATCAGAAAGTGACTGGAAGACATATTATGGTTCATCAACTGAGGTTAAAAAATTACCAAAAGAAAATTTAAAACGTTACGTATATAAACTATGCAAAACCAGTAAACAATTAACATACTGGGAAACAAAATATCTGTTTCAACACAACGTGTTGGAAGATGACCGTTACCTAAATGATAACATATTAGGTAAATTCTTCCGTAAAGACTTGTTTGAGGCAGAATAAGTTCGTATATTAATGGTTATATGATTGAAAACGCAGCATTACTAGTATTAGTAGAGTCTGTTTTAGGTAAAGGACAAATAACAAGTAAAGGCAATTATGCCTTTAAATGTCCATTTTGTTCACACCACAAAAACAAGCTAGAAGTATCATTACGCACAACGTCAAAACGTGAAAATTTTTGGCATTGTTGGGTATGTGATGCTAAGGGTAAAAGCATACGTTCATTATTCAAACGTGCTAAAGCAACAGCTGACAGGTTTAAAGACTTAGATTTATTAATCAAACCAGCAGCTAAGGAAGAACATATATCTCACGAAGCACTTACATTACCAGAAGAATTTATTACATTTGATAACCATGCTAGGTTTATGACTGATAGAATGGCTCAAATCGAATCAAAACATGCTCTTAAATTTTTAAAGAAAAGAGGTATTACACCCGATGATATTTTAAAATATAATATCGGCTTTTGTAAGGACGGAAAATACGAAGGTAGGATAATAATCCCATCCTATGGAGCAAACGGACAACTTAATTATTTTATAGCTAGAGATTATAAGGAACCATCATTACGTAAATACAAAAATCCACCAGTATCATCTAAAGATATTATTGGTTTTGAATTATATATTAATTGGGATGCACCAATCATACTTTGTGAAGGTATGTTTGATGCTGTAACAATTAAACGCAATTGTATTCCACTACTAGGAAAGGTACTACATGATAAATTGATGGAAAAATTAGTTAAATCCTCAGTAGACAAAATATACATTGCATTAGACAATGATGCTAAAAAAGATGCTCTTAAACATGCTGAAAAACTTATGTCATATGGAAAGGAAGTTTATATGGTTGAGTTAGAAGGTAAAGATGCAAATGAAATTGGCTTCGAAGCATTCTTAAACACTCTCGAGCAAACACAACCTCTGACTTTACAGACTCTGCTTGAGAAAAAATTACAATTAATATGATTGAAAAAAATGCAAACGTTATACGTGATCCAAAGATCAAACGTATCGTTGAATATTCTGAAGGGGATAAGCAAATTAATGTTTTAGATTCACGCTTTTACAGACGTAATGGTGAATACTATCCTTCAGTAACATCTATTTTAAACTACTTCCCTAAAAACCAATTCTTCCACTCATGGTTAAAAGACGTAGGACATAATTCAGATATTATTGCTTCTAAAGCAGCAAACGAAGGTACTCAAGTACACACTGCAATTGAAGAATTTTTACAAGGTAAAGAAATACAGTGGTTAGATGAATATGGAAATGCTAAGTATAATTTAGATGTTTGGAGAATGATCCTTAAATTTGCTGATTTTTGGAATACTCACAAACCAGAATTAGTGACAGCAGAGTATCATCTATTTTCAGATGAACATAAATTTGCTGGTACAGCTGACTTAGTATTAAAATTTCTAGATAAGATTTGGTTAGTTGATATTAAAACATCTAATTCACTACATACATCATATGACCTACAAACTGCAGCCTATGCAACAGCATGGAATGAAACTCATGATCAAAAAGTAGATGACACAGCTATTTTATGGTTAAAAGCATCTACTCGTGGTGAAGGAAAAGGAAATAAAATTCAAGGTAAAGGATGGGAATTTAGACAAATTGGAGATATTGAAAAGAACTTCAAAATGTTTATGAATATATATGAAATATATCAATTAGAAAACCCAGACTTCAAGCCTATGACTGAATTATTACCTACATCGGTCAAAATTTCTTAATATATTTATGCTTGAAATCAAAAAATTTCAACTTGTTACAAACATATTACAATATTGTACGCAACTATTTAGCGGGGACTATGTCTCCGCTTTTTTTATTTTTTAACTAAAACAAAACACAGATGAAAAAAGCGATTTTATCGTTACTTCTTTCTGCATTCGCCTTGGTTGGATTTGGTCAGATTACCACTTCCTCTATTTCGGGTGTTGTTAAGAATGAGAAGCAAGAAGTGTTAGCTGGAGCAACGATCCATGCTATCCACGTTCCGACGGGCACTGAGTACAAGGCCCAGACAAGTAAGACAGGTGTATTCGTATTTCCTGCTATTAGAGTAGGTGGTCCGTACACAATTCACGTTTCCTATGTTGGATATAAGAAAAGTGAAGCAAGTGAAATCAACACACAATTAGGTATTACATCTAATGTTGATTTCGTTTTAGTAGATGAAGCAACAGCTCTTAAAGAAGTAGTTGTTAATGGTACTCGCAACAACATCTTTTCTAAAGGAAAAACTGGTGCTGCACAACAGTTTGGAAGAAGAGAATTAACTTCTATTCCAATCACAGGTGCAAGAACAATCGATGGAATTACTAAGTACAATCCATTTGGTAATGGTAGTTCTTTTGGTGCACAAGATTCTCGTTTGAACAATTTTACAATCGATGGATCTCAGTTCAACAACAACTTCGGTTTAGGCTCTTCAGCAGCAGCAGGTGGCCGTACAGGCGCTTCAGCAATTTCACTTGACGCGATTGATCAATTACAGGTTAACGTAGCACCATTTGACATTCGTCAATCTGGATTTACAGGTGCTGGTATTAACGCTGTTACAAGATCAGGTACAAATGAAATTGAAGGTAGTGTTTATCAAACACAACGTGATAATTCATCTCGTTATGTAGGTGATAATGCACGTGGTACTACAGTTACTGCAGCTAAATTTGATGAAAAAGTACAAGGTTTTAGATTAGGCTTACCTGTTGTTAAAAACAAATTATTTTTATTTGGTAACTACGAAGGTATTGTTAGAACAGAACCAGGTACAACTTGGATTTCAGCAGGATCTCCACTTACAGGTACTCAAATATCTCGTGTAAAGTATTCCGATATGGAAGCTTTATCTAAGTTTATGAAAGAAAAATTTGATTATACAACTGGTCCTTGGGAAGGTTATTCAAATCAAAATTCATCAAAGAAATTTTTGATTCGCGCTGACTGGAATATCAACGACAAGAATAAATTAACTGCTCGTTATGTTCATCACAACTCATCTGCAGAAATTAATATTTCAAACTCTCAATCAGCAGGGGCGGGTAATAGAACAACTCAGTTTAATGCTATGTCATTCCAAAATAGTGGTTATATTATTATGGATAACACTCGTTCAGCAGTATTAGAATTAAACTCTAAAATCTCTAACACTTTATACAATAACTTAATCGTTTCTTACGATAAGCAAATTGAAGATAGAGCTTATATGAGTAATATGTTCCCTACTATTGACATCAGAGATGGTTCAGCAACTTACACTTCTGTAGGTTTCGATCCATTTACTCCAGATAACAAATTAAATTATTGGACATTTAACGTTACCAATAACTTAACTAAGTATTTAGGTAAACATACATTAGTTGGTGGATTTAATTTCCAACAATATCAATCTAACAACTTATTCTTCCCTGCATCAAACGGTGTTTATATCTTTAATAGCCTAGCAGATTTTTACACAGCAGCAAATCAATCATTAGCTAATGGTAGTAAACCATCTACATTTGCTCCTGCTCGCTTTCAATTAAGATATTCAGCATTACCAGGTGGAGTTGCTCCAATGCAAACTTTAGAATCTTATAGAACAGATTTATATTTACAAGATGAATATAGCGTAAGTAAGAATTTAAAATTAACAGCAGGTATTAGAGCAAATATTATTTCAATCGCTAATACAGCATTAGAAAACCAAGCAGTTACTGCTATGACTTTTGCTAATGGTGAAAAATGGAATACAGGTGTAATGCCAGAAAGCCAATTATTATTCGAACCTCGTTTCGGATTTAATTACAACCATAAAGGTGAAAGCAAAACACAAGTTAGAGGTGGTACAGGTATTTTTACAGGTCGTCCTCCTTATGTATTCTTATCTAACCAAATTGGGAATACTGGTGTGTTGTCAGGATTTATTGATGTATCAGGTGCTGCAGCCGCCGCTTATGGTTTTACTGCTAATCCAAATCAATACTTTATCCCATCAACTCCAACCTTACCATCTACATTTGATTTAGCATTAACAGACCCTAATTATAAGTTTCCACAAGTTTGGAAAAATAACATTGCTGTTGATCAAAAATTACCTTGGTTAGGTTTAATTGCTAGTGTTGAATTATTGTACAACAAAACACTTAACGCAGTTCATTATTACAATGCTAACTTAAAATCACCAGTTGGTAAATTAGGTGGTGTTGATAATAGAGATCTTTATGGTGGTACTGATGCTACTGTAAGAGTAAATAACAACGTTTCAATGGCTGCTGTTTTAACAAATAAAAATGGTGCCTTTAATCGTTCAGCAACATTCAAACTAGAAAAACCAGCATCTAAAGGTATTTGGGGTTATGTAGCTTATACAGCTGCAAACGCACAAGATTTTATGGACGCCGGTTCAATTGCTAGTGGTTCTTGGCAGTCAGCGTTATCAGTTAATGGTAATAATAATTTAGGTTTAACTACTTCATCATTCTTAGTTAGAAATCGTATCGTAGGTTTATTAGGATACCGTTTAGACTATGGTAAGAAATATGGTGGTGCTACTACATTTACATTAGGATATGTAGGTTCACAAAACAATCCATTCTCTTATATCGTAGCCGGTGACTTAAATGGTGATAGAGTATCAAATAATGATTTAGTATTTGTACCAAATAAAGCTACAGATATTCGTTTTGCATCTTTAACAGTTGGTACTACAGTTTATACTGAGGCTCAACAACAAGCTGCATTTGATGCCTTTATTGATCAAGATCCTTATTTATCAACTCGTAGAGGTCAATATGCTGAAAGAAACGCTTTAGCACTTCCTATGCTACATAGATTTGATTTCTCAGTAGCACAAGATGTATTTATCAAAATTAAAGGTAAACGCAATGCTTTCCAAATCAGAGCAGATATCTTAAACTTTGGTAATATGTTGAATAATGAGTGGGGTGTTTCACAACGCGCAACAGCTCCTCAATTGTTGAACTTTGTTAGCAGAGATGCTGCAGGTGTTCCAACATATAGATTAGCTACTCAACGTGATGCTAGTGGTACTTACTTAGCAAAAGATACATACCAATACAATTCATCAGTATTTGATGTATGGACAGCTCAGTTAGGTATTCGCTATACCTTCGGTAGATAATATTATAATTCCAAATATTTATAGGTGACTTGGTCTATCCAGGTCACCTATTTACATTTAGATATGATTAAACTAATAGACTTGTTACTAGAAGTAGCCACTCCTAAAAATAAAATGATAATCATGGCAGGAGGCGCCGGGGCTGGTAAAAGCACATTAATTAATAAAATTAAAAGTGCTGCACCTGGTTTTGAGATTATAAATCCAGACAAATATGTTGAGGATAAGGATAGTCCAATGTACAATAGTTTAACTCAGGCTTCAATGCAGGTTGATGATGTTGATGTTCCTCAAGCTATATCACAAGGTAGAGCATTTATTTGGGATACAACAGCATCTAACGCAGCTAAAATGGTAGGAGGCGTTTATAAGCGCAAAGAAACTCCTGGTATTTTGAATATAGAAGGTTATGATAAAATGATGATAATGGTTTATGCCCACCCTATTGTGTCATTTTTACGTAATTTTAAACGTGAACGTAAAGTACCTAAAATAGGTGTTATATCAACGTGGAATAGTGTATATGGTAATATAGATACTTATAAAAATAAATTGGGAGATAATTTTGTGTTATATCAAGCTCCAGATGAAGAATATCAAAAGGAAATTGATGGATTTAATCAAGCTGTTCAACAAGGAAAACTATATGAATGGTTAGACGAATTGACTAAAAGTAACCCTGAGCAGTTTTCATCAACGTTCCGTAAAACATCAGATACACCTTTATCACCTGATGAGCAAGCTAAAAAAGCTAAAGCCGCAGAAAAATCAAGAGAACAATTTAAACAACTAATTTCTCAATTAGAACGAGAATTTATTAATATAGATTCTAAAATTAAAGAATCTGCTTTATCTGAGCAAGAAGTTATTTCAAAAGTTAAAGAATTTACATCAAAATGAATTTAGGTCAATACATAGCACACCAAATATTAGAAGCAGAACAATACACGATTGGTGTATTTCCAGGTGCATTCAAACCACCACACAAAGGACACTTTGATGTAGTCAGAAGACTTGCTGATATATGTGATGAGGTGCAAGTATTTATCTCACCTAAAACACGTGAGGGAATTACTGCTGATGAAAGTTATAAAGTATGGGAATTATATAAAACATTATTACCAGGGAATGTTAATTTCTTAGTAGTAGATGAAAATCCTGTACGTGAAACATATGACCTAATTACTTCAAATCCAGACGCTAAAATTGTTGCTGCATTTGGTAAAGATGAATTTACTCGTTTTTCAGCTATTTTAAAAAATGAAAAATACAAAAATGCTGAATTATTTGATGCTGGTAATTTTAGTGGTGTGAATGCTACACAATTTAGAATTGCTATAAAATCAAAAAAGGCTGATTTAATTCAACAGTTTCTACCAAACGGGATTGATGTAAAAGACTTCATGAACGCAGCGGGATATGAAATGGAAGATACGGTAGAAGAAGAACCTTTAAAAGAAGGTAAAGAAAACTTGGATTTATTAAAAGAATTCATTAAATTCACCCTACGAGAGTTAGGGATTAAGGGAATGGGGGGTAGGATAGTGATAAGTAGGGATACGGAGAAAGCGAGGGAAATGAAGTCGATGGGATTGTATAACCCACAAGACGATAAGATATGGATATATGTTGGTAACCGCAACATGGCTGATGTCTGCCGAACTGTTTCACACGAATTAGTACATTTAAAACAAAAACAAAACGGTCAACCTTTAGACGGAACCACAGGTTCAGATACTGAGAATGAAGCAAATGCTAAGGCAGGACAAATAATGAGAAAATTTGCACAAATAAATCCAATGATTTTTGAAGCTAAAGAAAATCAACCACAATATAAAATTTATTGTGATATGGATGGTGTACTAGTTGATTTTGAAAAAGGATATGAAGATTTAACTGGTAAAAGTATTAGAGGACAACACATTAAAGGTGATGCTGATTTTTGGCAACCACTTTCTGATGCTGGTGAAAGTTTTTGGGTTAATTTAGAATGGATGCCTGATGGAAAAGAATTATGGAGCTACATTGAATCATATTCTCCAAAGTTATTATCTGCACCTTCAAGAGAAAAATCATCTAGAACTGGTAAGGAAAAATGGGTAGAACAAAATTTACCTAATGTACCTTTAATTTTAAAATCAGCAGACCAAAAACAATTATACGCTTCTCCTAAATCAATTTTAATTGATGATAGAAAAGATAATATTCAAAGATGGAATGAAGCAGGTGGTATTGGAATACATCATACATCAGCTTCAAACACTATCGAAAAACTAAAAGAACTAGGTTTATGACAGGTAACGAAAGTGTTTTGAAAAAAGAGTTTCGAGAAAGAGATGTACAACGAATAAGAAATATAGTTAATAAAAAATACGGTGATAAAACCACCACCCAGGTAGGTTATACTAAAGAATTCATTGATCATAAAGAAGGTGATGTTTGGGAAGAAAATGGTAAGCAGTGGACTATAAAGAATGGTATTAAAATGACTATTTCAAAACTTGATTTAGTTAAAAAATCACTACAAATTCCATTAACATGCCCTAATTGTGGTAAAGCAATGAAGAAAAAGAATTTAGATTCCAAAATGTACTCAATCCACAAACAGTGTTTTGATTGTGTTATTAAAATGGAGACTAAATTACGTCTTGAAGGTAAATATGAAGACTATGTTAAAAACATGGTACAACGAAACGCGTCTAGTTATGTTAATGATCTAGAACAAATATTAGAAGACATGATCAATGATACCACTTCAGAACATATCGTAAATGAAAATGGTGAAACAGAAGTATGGAGTGGAGGAGACGATAAAACAATGGTTCAGGAATTTAAAGAATATATTGAAAAGGTGAAGAACATAACCCAATTCTGATATTTATTATTATGAATACTACAGACAATATATACACAGTTGTAATGACTGCTATCACCGTTCTTGGTAGTGCTGCTGCGTTTAGATTTTATGAAAAAAAGTCAATGCGCAAAGAACGTGATGAAGAGTTTATTCGCCACGATTGTAAAGATCGTATTTCAAAATTAGAAGCTTTATTAGCTGAAGCTGGTAAAGAAAAAGATGAAATGCGTGCACAAATACTTGAATTAGTATCTGAGGTAGCATCTCTAAGAACCGAAATTAAATACCTAACTAATCGTGCTAGTTTATGATAAAGTTATCAGAACTTATTCTTAAAGAAGGACCAGCAGAATACTCAGCTGATCATAAACCAGGAATGCGCGTAACTAAAGGCGGTTCAATGTGTGCTAATTGTGAATATTGGGTTGCTGATGGTAATAAATGTAATAACAAATATTGGTTAAAATGGCATGATGGAGTTGAAGAAATTCCTTATCCTGCTGATGAATATTGCTGCAATTGGTGGCACGAAAAATAAATAAACTATGATTAAATTAATTGAATTATTAAACGAAGACGAAATTGATGAATATGACGTCGAGAATGAACAAGACATTCTAGAGTTTGTTCAATTTATGGAAGAGTATCAGCAGGAATTAAATGAAGCTGATTGCGATTGCATGTTAGAAGCCAAATACCAAGGCCGTACAGTACCTTTAGGTAAACCAATGCGTGGTGATAGTAAGAAGTTTAAGGTATATGTTAAAAATCCTAAAACAGGTAAAGTTGTAAAGGTTAACTTTGGTGCTAAGGGAATGAATATTAAGAAAAATAATCCTAAACGTCGCGCCGCCTTTAGAGCAAGACATAATTGCGCTAACCCAGGACCACGTACTAAAGCAAGATACTGGTCTTGTAGAAAATGGTAATATGATCAAATTATTAGATATAGCAAAAGAAATTCTTAACGAAGATCGTTGTAAACGAATTGCTGATCGCAAATACGATAAGCCATCTGCCTATAAGTCAGGTGCTATTGTACGTTGTCGTAAAGGCAATATTTGGAAAAGTATTAAAGAGGAATTAACACCTGTAAATTATTATAAACAATTATCTGATTTGATAATTCAAAAACTACCAAAAGTTAAACCGGGATTTATTAGATTGTGGAGAGGTAATAGACCTAATGAGGTTAAAAAAAATCCAAGTTATACTACATCACTAGAAGGAATAGCTTTACCTTTTTACTATGGATATTATGAAGATGGACAAAATGCTGTTTTAACTTATATAGATATCCCTCAAGAAAATGTTGATAAATATACTGTACCTGGAGGAGTTAAGGGTGAAGAAGTTATGATACCTAAAGAATTATTAAATAATGTTGAAATAGTAGATAAAAATATATATAAAAGTTTTGAAGATCAAAACCTATCTCAAACAGGTATACCAATAGGTGGACTTTCATCTTTTGATGATTTTGCTGATAGTTTATTTAAAGAATATGTATTGAACGAAGCAAAAAAAGAAACCCTCCGCACCTGGTTTAAACGCAAAGGTGCACCTGGTAAAACAGGAGGATGGGTTGATTGTAATACATGTCGCGAGGTAGACGGTAAGAAAAAATGTAAGCCTTGTGGCCGTAAAAAAGGCGAAACAAGGGCAAAATATCCTTCTTGCCGCCCAACACCTTCACAATGTTCAGACCCAGGTAAAGGCAAATCATGGGGTAAAACAAAATAGTATGAGAGCGATAGATAAATTTATATTACACGTTGTCCATAATTGGAAAAATGAACTTAATGAAGCCTATAGTGAAAAAGCTGTACAAGGTTTTATTAAAAAATTCAAAGAAGAAGCTGATGATCTTAATATCAATATTACAGACGATCAGTTAAGAGCTTATATTAAGACCTTTGATCGCATTAAGGAAAAATTACCTAATGATCAAAGAGATTTAAGTAAATGGACTTTATCTAAATTTATTAAATTAGTTACTTCAACTAAAGGTGATGAAGCTGCTGAAGAAATAGATATTACACCTGATGTAGTATATCATAATGAAAATAATACTATTGTTATTTATAATGGTAGTAAAGAAGATAACTGTATTAGATACGGTAGTGGAGAAAAATGGTGTATTACTAGATCATCATTTTCTAGTTATCGTTACAGTGAAAGTAAAGGATATCCAACATTCTACTTAGCAAAAAACAGCAATATATCAGATAGTGATAAATTAAGTTTTGTTGCTATTCAAGTTAGAGATCCTCAAAAAACTCGTGAAAATAGTAGATACGTTTATACAAATAGACAAAACTCCCCATACGAATCTAATTCAATGAGTTTTGAAGATTTGATGAGTGAAATTCCTTGGTTAAGAGAAGTACCAAACATTAAATCTATTTTAAAATATATTCCGTTATCAACAGCAGAAAAATTTACTCAGCAGTATAGAGGAAGTGCTATATCATATAGAGAATGGTCTAAATTACCTTTCTCAGCTAAACAACAATATTTAGTTGTTAGAAAAAGTAGCGGAACATTCTCAGATGTTGATCAAGAAGAGTTTGTAGAAAAATACTTACCTAAATTCCCAGAATTAGCTAAATTTGTAGCTGAAACTCCTGGTATAATTGATAATATAGTTTTACTAAAACATTTAGATAAATTTCCAAATCAAGTTAGAAGATCTATTACAGCAAATATTCAAGAAAAGATTAATACAAAATATCTTTCAACTGAAACTTTTTCATTTGATGTAAAAAAACTTTTAGTACAATTGGATAAATGGGATACTAGAAATGTTGAAAGATTATACATCACTAAAGACGGTAGTACTATAGTTAAAATAAAATTAGGAGATAATATAGAAGTTGGTTTATACCAAGCTGATGATGATTTCCCTAACATTAAACTAAACAAACGTACATCAAAATATTTACTTGATTACCCAGAATTAGATAAAATTCCTTTAAGAAATTTAGTTAAATTAGCTGGTGATGAAGTAATTGATAGAAGTGTAATTACTACTGTAATTGACGGTGCTAAAAATAATTCTGATTCTGCATTAATAGTTAAAACTGTAGAAGATGGAGAAGTAATATTAGATTCAAATTCATTTTCTTCATACAAAGTAGATAAAAATGGTGGTATAGTTCCTATACCTTTCGATAATGAAGAAGTACAGCAAGTATTTGCTGGTGCTAAAGATAATGAATCATTCCAACAAAACGCTTTAAATTTATTTAAAGTAAATGATAATATCCCTTCAACTATAGATAAAGATGCTCTAAAATCTGTTATAAATGCTATTCCTTATAGTCAAAGAACAATATCAGCAGGAGATTCAACAGCAGTAGTATTAACTACAGCTACTGAAGGAACATCATCACCTTCATTTTTCTTAATGCCAGCTGATGTTAATCCTCGTCAACAAAGATCAATTGTTGATTACGGGTATGGTAGAAGAGATGATTGGAGAAGTAGAGATACTAGTAATAACTTAGATGCTACTCAATGGGCATCATATTTTGCTTATTTAAGAGCAGTTAATAAAGTGTTTACTGAATCTGATTTAAGAACATTATTAGGTAATCAAGGATATTCAATGAATGGTCAATCTAAAGTAGGATTTATTCAATCAAATCCTCCGATTGATAATAGTAGTAGATTAAAACCTGCTATGAATGGCCAAACAGCATTACTTATTAATACAGCTAATCCAAGAGAAAGCTTTAAAATATCTGATCAATCAGGTAAATTAGTTAAAGCAAATGTACCTTCATCATTAGCAAGACAATTGTTAGGTGGACAAGCAGCGGCAGCAATAGCAGCCCCTACAGCAGGTAGAAGAGGAAGACCAGCAGGTGTAGCTAATAGACCAGCAGCAGATCAACCAGCAGCAGGTGGTGGTGGTGATATTAACGTGTTTGAAAGAATGAGAGAAACAGGATTAGAAACAGCATTTATGCGTTTACCAAGAGCTGATTATAGAAGATTATCTGTGCAAAATGCTTCTCGTGTTGATCCAAATGGTGATAGAGGTGCTGCTCGTCGTAATAACCAATTAGGTAATAGAGGTAGAGTAGGACAAGTAGTTTCACTCCCAAGCGGCAGTAAAATTTACATCATCCGATTAGCAAATCAACAAATTGTAGCATCTATTAATGTACAACCAGGTAATAGAAACTATTTACTTACAGGAAATGAAAATGGTAATGTGATGTTACCACTTAATTCACCATCTGATTTACTACAAGCGTTACAACAACGTAATTTGGCAGAGGTTCATCGTTACCTTGTAAATGAATATTTTGAATCTTATCCTCAACACGTAGTTGAATTTAAAAAATTATTAAGACAACATTTAAATAAATAGTATGACACATACTGAATTAAAACAAGCAATTCGTGAAGCTATAGAAAAGGTACTTGCAGAAGGACCTGCAACAGCTCCTAGTAAACCATCTGAAAAACCAGGACCAGCAGTGGCACCAGGCAAACCAGGTGAAAAACCAAAGCCACGTCGTCCATTAGGCAATCCTGAAGTTAAACCAAAACCAAAGGCAGAAGGTTTAAATGAGGAAGAAATGCTTGACAGAATTGTTAAAAGATTTCAATCTAAAAAATAAATGGGACGTTTAACTGAAGTAGAATACGACAAGATATTTTCACCTAAAACAATGGCTTCCTTAAAAGGCAAGTCAGGTGAATCTTTGCGTTCAATGCTTGGTAATAAATCATTGATGCAATCAATGATGCGTTCATCGGCATTATTACAAGAAATTGTTGCTGCTGAAGATGGATATCGTGATGAACTTGAAATGGTAGCCGCTCAAATGGTAACTGACGCTTATCCAATTATTGACTACGCAAACATCAAAATTGATGCTAAGATAGTTGATATGAATGATATCAAATTACCAGAACCTCAACCACAAGAAGAT